TTTTAGTAAAATGGCTGTTAAGCCAGAGGAGAGTGACATGAGTAGAAGCAAGGTTTTTAAAAGTTTTAATTTTGCGTTTAGCAAATGTGTTGTATGCTTCGATTGCTTTACTCTCTGGTGAAATACAATTTTTAGCTGACATAAATGCAGGGTCACCTATACGTGGGTGACCCTGAACAATTTTATGTAGCTCTGTCATATCGACTTTCACCACCCTTGAATAATCAGGGGTGGTGAAACATAGAAACTCTATAGAGTTATGCTGCTTCTGCATACTCTATAGCTTTAGACATAGCTCTAGTTTTTAAACTAGCACGAGCCCCGAACCATGCGTTATGCATTGCTGCGTCACGGTCATGACCCCACTTATGGTCAACTACAAATGTTACTGCATTCATAGCTCCCCACCAAGTACCTTGGCTTGACTTAAGATTAGCTCCAGGTTGTAGCTCAAGAGCCTCGTACATTTTGCTAGGTGTACGCTGGAACTCATCTAGCATAGTAGCACGAGCCACGTATGCTTTTTCATCCTTGGTATTCTCTAGTATCTTTTGCTCTAGAGCTAACTTAGGTTGCATAAGATCTGCTAGGTAGCTAACAACGGTGTCCTTGTTGTATTTTTTACTACACAAGAACTCTGCTGCTTCTTTGTACTCTTTCATACGGTTGCTTGCTAGACCTAGTGCCTGCTCTGCAGAAACAATAAGGTCTTGGTCAAACACTTTAGTATGTGGCATTTTAAAATGTGGCTGAGTTTTATCAGCTAATGCCATAGACAAAGTATTATTACAAACCACACGGACTGGTGTAAACCTAATCTCATTAGACTTACCCCACTCATGAGACACAGATACTAATAGGTTGCCTAATATCCTGTCGTCACCAGGCAAGGTAAAGCTTTCATCAACTTTAGCCATGCCCCATATCTGACGACCGTCTTTTAGAGAGCCTGCAGTTTCCATGGTCATATTACCTGCGTCAGTAAACTTCTTAAAGAAGGTAAATGCATCACGGTTTTGGGTTGGTATAAACTTTGGTCCACACGGTCCAAAGATTTGGTTATCACTATCTCTTACAAGTAGTGAGTGGTTAGGTGCCATAATAAGGTCGTCTGCCTTATCTGGGTCAGCGTTATCATATGTAAATATGTCACGCTTACTTACTGTCCAATCAAGTCCAGCTTGTACTAACATTTCTTCTGGTGTTAAGTTACTGTCAACTTGTACACCTAGCCCATGCCAGGGAACTTCCCCTGCATAAGCCATAGTTTCGACGGCTGCTGCCATAATATTCTCCTATAAATGCTTATTAATTATTTAATAAGTACTAATAATTATAAGTATAAAGGCTAGTGATAAAAGGATAATCTTAAAAGAATTTAAGATTCAATTGAGTATAATCCACCTTGTATAAGGAGTTCTCTATTTTTTATGTGGTTTGCTGCTATTTCTTTTTTACTTTGACCTGTGTAATGAACAGCCATGTGATTGAGCACCATCAAATTATTTATGTTGATTCCGTCTACTATAACTGAACCTAATACTCTACCGAACTTGCCTTTAGAATCTTTAAGTTTAGTTTGAATTACAATTTGTTTGCCTTGATTTATTTTATCTTGAAGATATTTTTTTGAGAGTTTCCCACGAGCTTTTTCTTCAAGGTCACGAGTCCTGCTTTCAGGTGTATCAATCCCATACAAGCGAACGCGACACTTATGAAGAATACTAAAGCCAAGATCCAAAGTAACATCAATGGTGTCACCATCAACCACCCGATCGACTTGACAATTGTACTCATACATTATTTTTTCTTACGAGGTCTGCCTCTTTTCTTTTTGACTGTTGTGTAAGCTTCGTTTACGTTTGGAGTGCTAGGGTCGTCAGCGACGTATCGACCTTTTTTATTCCTTGCTCTAACGGTTTCTGTTTCATGTAGAGGGTTAGGTAATTCTACAGAAGACAGAGGGGTGAAAAATTTTAATACTTTTTTAAACCAACTCATTTTCTTTTCCTTCTTGTTCTTGTAAAAGTTCTCGTTTTTGTCTTGGTAGGTAATCCTCCCAACAACGAACAACTATTAGTTTCTTTTCTACTTCTGTAAAAGTATTCCAGTCCCTAATCTCTGTGGCTGTTCTGCCACAACCTTTGCAAGTTCTAGTCATTCCGTACGTTACTGTGCAAATACCTATGCACGGAGAGTCGTGAAGACTAGTCGTTTGATGTAATGATCTTTGTGCCATCACTTTTACTCCTAATGAGACGGACATTCTTTTCTTTTAGCCATTGTCTCATTTGTTGCTTACGTTCTATTGTACTAATATTTGCATCGTATAGTAAAGTATTATAGTGGTCAGTATATACTTGATATCCACGGTAATAATCTCCTCCGCCGAGCTCATTAAATCTAACTATCTGCCATACACGTTGTTTCGACATCTTGTATTTTTTTCCTATTTCTTCAAGCGTCATGTCTGTGTTTAAGGTAAGCATAAATATTTCAAAATATTTAGCCCTTAATTTTTCTTTATTACTTATCATGCGTAAAACTCCTTGTAGTTTTGTAAGGCTGTGCCCCAGCTTTCACCTACTTCTGCGTCTACTTTATTAGGCACAATTAAAGGCACACAGTCCGCCATTATTTCTATAATTTTTTCACAGGTTTCTTTTGAATCTACTGAGATATCTAACTCATCATGTACTTGTGTGTGGGCTAGTATTCCTTCCTTATATAACTCTACCATAGCCTTTTTAGTCATGTCGGCAGCAGAGCCTTGTATAAGCCTATTCATAGCCTTGTAAGTAAACGAGCGTTTAATATCCTGACCGTATTTATGTAAAGCGTCTGAGTAAGGTAGAGGAGTTTCGCCATATTCAAAACGAGGTTCATATAAATTAAACCTACACTTACGTCCTAATACAGTTGTAATAAATCCACGGTTACTGCCCAGCCTAGCACACTGATCTCGTAAGCCTTTGATAAATGGTACGCGTCTATGAAAAGTATCAAATAATATTTCAGCTTCTTGTGGTGAGATATCTAATTGAGATATAAGTTTATCTTTACCCATACCATAACTTAAACCAAGATTAATAATCTTAGCTTCTTTACGACTAATGTTAGCCATGTCTGCCACAACTTGATGAAAGTCTGCATCTTTATTACGGTAGGCATCTACTGCCTCTTCTGCACCTTCTTGCTCAGTTTTATGAGCATAGTGTACAGTTAGTCTAGGTTCTTGTTGAGAGTAATCAAAAGCTCCCCAGTGCATATTAGGTTCTGGTACAAACACACTGCGGATAAGTGGACCAATCTCATCATGTCTAGCTGGTACTTGTTGAAGGTTGGGTTTACTACTACTAAATCTACCAGTAACAGTTCCACCACGGTCAGAGCGTAAAGGATGTAGTTCCCCATGTATTCTACCTTTAACATTATGTTCTAGTATCATCTTATCTATAAAAGTAGTTCTTGCTTTATTGAGTTGTCTAGCTCTAGCTATACTCTTAGCTAGTTTATGCTCATGTCCTTCTAACCACGCTGAAGTAAAACTAGGTGCATTTGTTTTAGCAGTTCTAGGGTAACTTAAACCAGCACGGTCAAATACAGTAGCCACGCTTGCTGCTGCCCACAAATCAGGAGTTATACCATAGTCGTTATGTATACCTCGCATAATAGTTTCTTCTTCTTTCTTTAGTTTAGTGCCTACCTTTTCAGCTCTATCTAAATCTACAGGCACACCTTTCCACCGCATGTCTAGTAATATAGGTATTAGTGCAGTTTCTAGTGCGTATATTTTTTCTACGTTTTCTTTAACTAATCCTTCTTTTAATATACCCCAGAGTTTTAAAGTAAGTGCTGCATCTTGCTCAGCGTACTTACCTACATACTTAGCTGGTAATTTATACATCTCACTTTTAGGGTCTAGCCCAAAAGATTTTGCTGCTTCTTCAAGCATGCTTTCATCTTTTAGTTCCCCTACATATCTTTGACCTAATTTATTAAGTGAATAACCAAACTGATTTTCATCTATAAGAGGTGCAGCAAACATAGTATCATGTATAGTTCCTTTAACTTCTATACCTAGACGTCTTAGCCAACCTAAATCATATAAAGAGTTATGAAAAATTTTGTCATTAGTATATGACATTTGTTTTATCATCCAGTTAGTAACGACTCGCTTGTCTAAATTACCACCACCGACATGCTGTATAGGTAAATAAATAGCAAAGTCTTTAGTCGCTATAGCTATACCAGTTACATACCCCTGACCTTCAAAAGCCCAAGACGGTCCATGAGACATAAGCAGAGGGTCATACGTTTCTAAGTCAATAGCTACTTCTTTATAGTTAGCTAAATCAGGGAGACTACTGGGGGGTGACCAGTCAGTCTCTGGTGCAAACATACTACTCTGCATTAGGTTTTTTATCTTTAAACTCTTCTACTAGACGAGTAGCATACTCTTCAACTAAATATAAATAGCAACGTAAATCACGTATGTCATCTAGTATACCACTAGAAGTAGGGTCGTCTAGTATGGCACCAAACACATCCCAATGACACTTCATAGACTGATTTTCTATACGGTCAAACTTACGTGCTAACATCATAAAAGCTCCT